CAGACGTTCAATGCCTAACCTGGTCGCTTATGACCTCGCAGGCGTTCAACCAATGAACGGTCCTACTGGACTGATCTTCGCAATGCGCTCCAAGTATAGTGCTATGGACGGCGCAACCGAAGCTCTGTTCAACGAGCCAGATTCAGCATTCTCCGGTCAAAGTGCATCGTTCAACAATACTCAAGGTTGGACCAACGGCGCAGTTGGTCTGGGTACTACCGCTCAGAGCGGCAGCAATCCTGGTATCCTTGACGCAACTGTTGGCGTAACTGGCGACGCAGGCACCTACAACGTAGGTCAGGGTATGCGTACTGACCAGGCAGAAGGTCTCGGTGATGGCACCGGTGCTTTCAACGAGATGGCATTCTCAATCGAGAAAGTCACCGTTACTGCTAAGTCAAGAGCACTGAAGGCTGAGTACTCACTTGAGCTTGCTCAGGACCTCAAGGCAATTCACGGTCTGAATGCAGAAGCTGAGTTGGCAAACATTCTGTCAACTGAGATTCTTGCTGAAATCAACCGTGAAGTCATCCGTACCATCTATAACGTTGCTGAGTCTGGTGCTCAAGCAAACGTTGCTACCGCTGGTACTTTCGACCTCGACGTTGACTCCAACGGTCGTTGGTCTGTTGAGAAGTTCAAGGGTCTGATCTTCCAGATCGAGCGTGACGCAAACGCTATCGCCCAGAGAACTCGTCGTGGGAAGGGCAACATGATCCTCTGCTCCGCAGACGTTGCTTCCGCACTCACCATGGCAGGCGTTCTGGACTACACCCCAGCACTCAACGCTAACCTCAACGTTGATGACACTGGTAACACCTTCGCTGGTGTTCTCCAAGGTAAGTATCGTGTTTATATCGATCCTTATGCTGGTGGTTTCAACGGTTCTTCAAACGGTGGTCAGTACTACGTTGTCGGTTATAAGGGTTCTTCACCTTATGACGCAGGTCTCTTCTACTGCCCATATGTTCCTCTCCAAATGGTTCGTGCCGTTGGTCAGGACACCTTCCAGCCCAAGATTGGCTTCAAGACCCGCTACGGTATTGTTGCTAACCCATTCGCTGAAGGCACCAACGCTGGTGGCGGCGCTCTTACCCGTAACACCAACCGTTACTACAGAAGAGTTAAGGTTCAAAACCTCATGTGATCTCGATTCACATATCTATCAGACCCCCGAAAGGGGGTCTTTTTTTATCTAAATAAAAATAAAACTAGTAGCAACAATGAAACCAACTCCAAAACAATCACTGGAAATTCATAAGAATTATGAAAGAGTTGTTGAGCATCTGATTTCTGAAGGTTATGCAGAAGACAAAGAGTCTGCAGATAGCATCATCAAAGGAATGAGCGAAACTTGGTTTAATCTAATCATCACTGAGTGATATAAACATGGCAACTGCCTGCAATTTTCCAGGTCAAATTACAAATAGAAACTTCTTATCGCCGGCAGGTTTTAAATTTTCTCTTGCCAAAGAACCTAAGGTTTCTTTCTTTTGTACAAGTGCTAGAATACCAGAGATTAATCTGGCACTTGCAAATCAACCATCATATCTGAAAGATATTGATATTCCTGGAGAAAAAATTACTTACGGAGACCTAACCATTCGTTTTCTTGTAGATGAAAATCTAGAAAACTATATGGCAATTCATAATTGGATAACTGGATTAGGTTTTCCAGAAACAATGCAGCAGTATTCAGATCTTTTGAAAGATGAGGATGATGTAACTCAACCAGAAGATCCAAAGAATGCTTTCAGCGATGGTTCTTTAGCAATATTGAATTCAAATTTTAGAAATGCTGCTATTGTAAAATTTATTGATCTGTTTCCATACACATTAACTTCACTTGAATTTGATTCCTCAATTACTGATATTCAGTACTTTACAGCAGAGGCATCTTTCAAGTATACTATTTACAATATCCTGGATAGCGACGGAAGAACACGCTTATGAATCTTGATCAAATTCAGGAGATGTGGGAGAAAGACTCTCAGATCGACCCTGATAATTTACATGATGAATCTTTAAAAATTCCTCAACTACACGCCAAGTATTATACTCTTTACAATACTATTACTTTGCTTCGTGAGAAGGCAAGAGAAACTCACAGTAAAGTGAGATTGGAGCGTTACAATTACTACACTGGAAAGGCAGATCCTGAGGTTTATGAGGAAGAACCTTTCCCATATAAAGTTCGTGACAAAGACGCCATACAGAGGCATATGGACGCCGATGAGAGGCTGAATAAAATAGACCTCAAGATTCGATACTACGATATTATGCTTAAGTTCTTAGAAGAGATTATCAAGACGGTTTCCAATAGAACTTTTCAAATCAAGAATGCCATAGAGTGGCATCGCTTCCAAGCGGGTTTCAACTAAATAAAAATAAAAGTTAAATGAAAACTTTTAGAGAGTTTATATCTACTTGCGAAGGATACGTGCCTCTTCGTACATCTGACCAACCATATGATGACGAAGGATTTCCAACAAGAACTTCATCTTGGTCTAAAAAAATGACCAATGCTTTAATGAATGTTGGTAAGCAAAAGTTTAATAGTTCAATTGGCGTTGGAGATGCAATCAATAACTTAGTGAAAGGTGTTTCTGCTAAGGCAAGACTTGACTCTATGAAAAGAGTTGATGCTGAACCAGAAAGTGTAAGAGCAAAAAGAAGTCAAGAAAAATCTGCTGCGAACAATAGACTTGGAGCTCAGAGAAGAACACTACAAACACAAATGGATAGACAAAATCTCAACAGACAATGGCGTGGTAGAGGTGGTGGCGGAAGTCTTCAAGGAATAAGAACAACACCAGAAAGTCCAGCAGGTTTAAACTTCAAACCTTTTGCTGGAAGAAGATATGGAAATATTGGTATTGGACTTGCAGACTGAGAGGCAGAAATGCCTCTTTTTTTATTGTGTATTTTTTCGTATAAATAGGAGTATGGATGGATATTTAAAATGGCATATATTTACAAAATAACCAATTTAAAGAATAATAAAATTTATATTGGATTTACCATAAATGAAATACAAGTAAGATTAAGAAATCACATAAGGGCGTCAAGGCAAGATAAAAAGAAGCATACCTACTTACATTCTGCTATTAAAAAATATGGTGAAGAATTTTTTTCAATTGAAGAAGTTGAGTGTGGTGAGGATAAAAAACTTTTAAAAGAAAGGGAAAAATATTGGATTGAACATTTTAACCCAGAATATAATTTAACGAAAGGAGGGGACGGTTGTTTGGGATATAAGCATTCACGAGAAACAAAGTCAAAAATAACTGGTTGTCCAAAAGGAGCAAAACAAACATTAAGTGAAGAGCAAAGAGTTGCTCTTTCAGATAGAGCAAAAATGATGAATGATAAGAAGGGAAGGGGATATAAATTAAATGTAACCGAAGAAGATAGGCAAAGAAGAAGAGAAAATATGATTAGGATTAATAAAGAAAGAAAAGGTCAAAATACCACGATTAATAAAAAAAGAGATGAAAAAGGACGTTTTTTATCAAAATAAATATTTGTATCAAGATGATATAAAATATGAGTCATTTGATTATAGAAAAGAAGAATGAAGTCTTTTTACATATTACAGCAGAACCACACGTTTATTATGAATTAAGAGATGCATTTCAGTTTGAAGTGCCTAACGCAAAGTTTGCTCCCGCTTACAAAAATAAATGGTGGGATGGGTTCATTTATCTTTTTAATGTAAATACAAGAGAAATATATTGCGGTTTATTGGATAAACTTATAAGGTTTTGCGAACAACATAATTACACTTATGAGTTTAAAAATAATAAATTTTATGGTCTTCCATTTGAAGTCAATGAAATGATTTCAAAAGAAGGTGTCAAAGATTATATGAATTCTATTTGTTCTTGTGCTCCTCGTGATTATCAAGTTGAGGGAGTATACGACGCTTTAAAACATAATAGAAAGTTGTTGATATCTCCAACTGCTTCTGGAAAGTCATTGATGATATATTGTATTGTCCGATATTACGTTGAGAAAGGACAAAATATTCTCGTAATTGTCCCAACGACATCCCTTGTAGAGCAGATGTATAAAGATTTTTCAAGTTATGGGTTTGACGTGGGTTCATTTTGCCACAAGATTTATGCTGGAAAAGAAAGAGAGACTGACGCACAAGTCATTATTACGACCTGGCAGTCCATCTACAAGCTTCCCCGACAGTATTTCTCAAGATTTAATGTCGTCGTTGGAGATGAAGCACACCAGTTCAAATCTAAGTCTCTAATATCTATAATGTCAAAACTTTCTGATGCAAAATATCGTTACGGTTTTACAGGTACTTTAGACGGCACACAAACGCACAAGTGGGTATTAGAAGGTCTCTTTGGTCCTTCATACAAAATCATCAGAACAGAAGAACTGATGCAGAAGGGTCACGTTGCCAAGTTGGACATCAACGTGCTTCTATTGAAACACCCACCGAATAAATTTGAAAACTTTGAGGAAGAAGTTCAATATATTATTAATCACGAAAGACGCAATAAGTTTATTCGTAACCTTGCTCTTGATCTCAAAGGCAATACTTTGATTCTCTTTTCAAGAGTCGAAGGTCACGGACAACCTTTATACGATTTAATAAATAACTCAAAGGCAGACAATCGTCACGTCTTCTTTGTGCATGGTGGTGTGGCAACGGAGGATAGAGAGAAGGTAAGGGAGATTACAGAAAGAGAAAACAACGCAATTATTGTTGCTTCATACGGAACATTCTCTACTGGTATTAATATTAAAAATCTCCACAATGTTATTTTTGCTTCTCCTTCAAAATCCAGAATTAGAAATCTACAAAGTATTGGAAGAGTGCTCAGAAAAGGCAATAACAAAACAAAGGCAACTTTATATGATATTGCTGACGACATTTCCTACAAGTCTAGGAGAAATTACACCCTTAATCATTTGATAGAAAGAATTAAAGTTTATAACGAAGAAAACTTCAATTACGATATTGTAAACATACCACTTAAAAACTAATGGGAGAAGAGTTTTATAGTTCGATCAAATTAATTACCGGAGAGGAAATATTCTCATTAGTTTCTATTGATGAGAATGAAGGTGATCCTATTATCATACTTCAAAATCCGGTAATTATGAAAATAAATTCAAATCATATTGGAACTTATGTGAAAATAAGACCTTGGATGGAAATACCTTCCGATGATTTCTTTTTTATTAAACTTGATAAAGTTATTACTATGACAGAAGTTAAAGATTCCTCTACCATTGAACTTTATGAGAAATATATCAGGGATGAAGACGTTGATATTGAAATAGACGGTAAGGTAAAGATATCTGATAAAATGGGTTTTATATCAACAGTAGAAGATGCTAGAGAGTCTTTAGAGAAGATTTTTCGTAAAGATCTTAAAGATAATAAAGAAAGCTAAAGCTGTCTCTTCAACCGGGACAAAGGTAGTCTAATCATAAAACGTCAAGTTGTCAAGCCCTAAAAGTATGGTATAATATACATAACAAAAATTAATTGAATACTACAATGTTATGTCAAAAAAGAAATCAGAACACTACGTTAATAACAAAGAGCTTCTAGAAGCACTAATTGTTTATAGATCTAAAGTCGAAAAGAATTTCTTTGAGATCAACGGTAGAGAACCTACTAGGGAAGACAGAGCAAAACACTGGCAAGGAAAACCACCCATTCCAAATTACTTGGGTGAATGTTTTCTTAAAATCGCTACACACTTATCATATAAACCCAACTTTGTGAATTATATGTTTAGGGACGATATGATTTCTGATGGCATTGAAAACTGCGTCCAGTATATCCATAACTTTGACCCAGAGAAGTCTAAGAATCCTTTTGCATATTTTACTCAAATCATTCACTATGCCTTTCTGAGACGCATTCAAAAGGAG